ATACCTGTAATCGGTGGCATACCACGCTGACTGCGAACCTCATCAATCGTCAAGATACCACTTTGCACAAATTCAACATCACGCTTGATAGACATGGCCGCGTCCTCTCTCTTTTCGCCAACATAAGCGAATTTTAGGTGCGGATAGCCTAAATCGTTCTGAATAATATCCGTGAACCACTCATTCAAGAAGTTTTCAAGCGGTGCAAGCCCTAATTCAGTCTGCTGTTCATCCTGAAGTTGTCCTGTACTGCGGTTCATCATCATAATGAATTGTTGCGGATTCACGCCGAAAGCGATTGCCACGATACGAGCAATCCATTCATCGTACTGAACATCAAACTTATGCTCTTTCGTAGCCGTATACTTGCCTTTGGGCAAGAATTTCAGCTTCATGCGTTCTTTGAGCCGCCCACTCATTATGTCGTTGTAAAGAGTAGCAAACTGCTCTATCTGGTCAGGTGTCATATCCTCCTTATCAAAGGTAAAAATGCCACCATCAGGCGTTGTACCGTCCGTATAATACGCAAGGTTCACGCTGTCACGCCGTAGAGCAATGTTAATCTTCATCAAAATGTTTTCAATCGGTGAAGTGCCGTAGCGTGAATACGTCCGTGGGTAACGTGGGCGATATGAGATTTCTTCTGTGGTGAAACCTAATGTTTTAGTTTCGGGCTTATCGCTAGAACCATACGGATAGGAATAGATTATTTGCTGATACGCCGCGTAAGGTGGTAATGGGGTACGTCCGTAACAATCAATTAACGGCTTAATTGTTGAACCGTCAACATATTCTAACGAATACAGTTTACCTCCCCGCGTCCTGCGTTTAAACATACACGCCGCGTCAATCGACAACGTATCGTAAAGAATCGGCTTCAACCAATCGTTAAACAAGTGCACTTTATCAGGGCGTGCAAAGAATTTCTTTACCGCCTTAATATCGTCCTCATAGTGCTCTCTATCGTTCTTGTCAGCAACGACAATATCCCATTCATCACCGCACACTTGGTCAATCATCATCTTGATACAAAGCGCAGTAATATCATGGTTTGCAGCTACATCACGCAAAACATTGAAGGGTAACAACACACCTTCTCTTTCTGTGCGTGGTGTGATTACAAGGTTACTGCCAACTTGAAACTGATACTGCCACGGATTGAACCCTTGATGTTGCGGTGTCAGCGGATTGGATGGGCTGTATTGCCCACCGTCATTGTAAACGGTGTTCTCACCACTTACAGTAGTTTCCTGTACATTGGCAAGCGCATTAGCCTTATCAGCCACGGAGAACTGATTGGCAATAGCCTTTTTCAGCATACTGTCAAAAATTCCCATATTTTCCTCCTTTCCGCTTTTATGCAAAACAAAAAGACGTACTGCACACGCAATACGCCTTTGGTTATTCTTCGATAATACTATAATATCACAGAATGTTGGTATTTTAGTATTATACGAAAAAGTTGCACCTTAGAAGTCGAAACAGCCGTTATAAATGGCAATCCGCACCGTTTTGTCCACTATCATTGCTTGCCATTGCTTCAACGTAATCTCAGAAACGAATATTTCTTTGCCGTAGCGGTTGTTGTACCAATCATTGTACCGTGTCTGAACAAAAACCACCCATGCCGGTCTGCCTCTCACACAGCTTTTTTCGGCATTTTGTTCTGCCAATCGTCTAAGCCGTAGAAACTCCTTCTGATTCTCCGTCAGGGTGCTTTCCATCTGTTCAACTGCCATTATCCAGTTCTTCTTAGACTCAATATCCGTCAGCTTTAACGCCCGTTGCTGTGTCGGATTTCCCACGCCTGTACCATGTGGCATACCATCAAGGTTCTGTGCGCCTAAGTATGAGATATTATTAATCGCCGTAGTGTACTGTTCGCAAATTTCATGCACATGGAGAATCATGTGTAACGCTTTTTTATTCTGTCCCTTAGTGTCGGTTATCTTTATCATCTTCAAAATCCCTTTCCTTTGCCCCGTACCAGTAATCTGCTGCATACAGCACTACAAGTGAACCAATCACCCACCATGCCACCGTAGAACCGTTAATAACGGCAAAATAAAGCAATGCTGAAAAACTCCAAAACTTAGCCATCTTGAACAGCCAATCCACAAATCTATTGATTTCATCTGCATCAAATTTCATATTCATGCCCTTACCCCCTGCATTTTCTTCATCCACTCCACATAAGAGTTGATACTGCCATCACCTGTTATCATCTTGCCCCATTCTACTAAGGCTTCAACGCCATCATCGTGCTTGTTCTTGCCCTCTTTAGAGAAGCCCATAACCGCCTTGTAGAACTCTGGCCACTTCTTATCCCACTTTTCAGGGAAGTACACATGGTTCTGAATGAAAGTCGCACCCGTGAGAATACGAGCCATTTTGTTCTCCGTCTGGTGAAACCACTCCACATTTACCTGTTTGGTATGGTATTTCTCCCATATCAGCCGTTCTACGTTGCGTGCAAAGCCTTTACCGCCGTTGTTTGACTCTATCTTTGCGCTGTTTACCTTGTTTCTTACTAAGAGGTCAGCCGTGGCAGGTTCGGTAATCTGCATATTGTCCTGCGTGAAGTAAATATCCGTGACATAACCTTCACCATCTTTGATAACGCCAACCACGCACGCTAGGTAGTCGCTACCTTCATCAGCGGTATCGCAGTATGCTATGCATTTTTCCGTCCCCTCCGGCAGAACATCATAGGTTTTGAGGTCAGAGAACAACCGCCCTTCAACATCAAGTGGTTTCTGATAGTAGTTCGCTTCAAAGATATTGGTGTCCATGCCCTCTTTGAGCCGTTCAAATTCGTCCCTTGGCAGGATTTCTTCGCAGTATATCTCGTCATTATGTTCTACAGGTATGATTAGGTTTATCCAATCCTTAGACATAGGGCTTTCAAGGATTCTGCCGCACAAATCATGGGTGCTCCATCGTGTGAAGTTGATGATTTCGATAGAGCCTTGCCCTGTATGTTCAGCACGAGACATGAATGTTCCGATATACCAATTCCAAATATCATCAAGAACACGCTCGTTGTATGCCTCGTTTGCGTTCTTAACCAAATCGTCACATATCAGCACGTTACCGCCCGCACCAGTCAACGTACCTTCCATGCCTGTACCTAGATAGTTCATAAACGAGCCTTCCAACGCCCATTTCATAAACCCTGCATTGCCCTTGGCTATCTGCGTATCAGGGAAAATGTCATTATAGACAATATCCGTAGACAAAACCTTCTGCTGCATAATGCCATCACGCACATAACGTGACATATTCGCCGCCAAATCCGTGTTATACGATACTGTGATGATACGATTGTCCTTTGATTTTCCTAAGAGCCAATCGGCAAACATGGTAAGTGACCGCGATTTGCCGCTTCGTGGACTCATGTTAATCATAATTTTGGTGTAAACATGGTCATCACGTAACCTATCCCAATCAATCACATCTTCGGCAAGCCATTTCGGGATATGTGGCATGGTGCATAGAGCGTAAAAGTATTTTTTCGTCAAATGACGCTCATAGAGTGCCTGTAAAGTGTTGCATAAGAGCCATAAGTGCCACCGCGTAGGCTTATAGAACTGCGGGGCAAGTATCTGACAGAAGTTGAAGAAATTTTTACGCCCTTTGCGCAACAAATTCTCTCTCTCTAAGAGGTAAAGTTGTTCTTGTTCCTGCCGTTCCAACTTTTTCTGCATGGTTGCTTTTCTTGCGGCTTGTACACATTCGGTACAAACATCAGAAAGCCCGTCCTTTTTTCTGCTGTTCTTGTTGAAAGCCTCTACAGACTTCTCCTGCCCACACTTGGAACATACCTTAGTTGCGCCTTCTTCAATCAATGCTTCTCGCCGCCTTTCATTCGCACGCTTATGGTTCAGTGAGTTTCTATCCGCTTTCATGCACGCTTTACAACGAGGATATAACCCATCAGCCATTTTGGGATTCTTATAGAAGTCGCTAGCTGCTTTTACTCGCTGACACTTCTTGCAAACCTTGTAGGTGGTGTTCTTGCGTGGTAGTTTTGGTCTACCTGCGCCCGGTTGAGCACCACCACGCTTCTTTTTAGGCAGTTCTTCGGTTGTTTCAGCCTGTTTTTCATCATCAGCCATGCAGAAGTTCCTCCCTCACCGCATAATAGAGCCTGTGATATATCCAATTACCTGCCAATTCCTTCTCCACAAAGTTCACATCAAGCCCATATCGCGCAGAATAAGTGGCAAGAGTCGCTACAAACGATTTCGCATTGTAATCTGAACGATAACGTCCCATCACAAGGTCAGAATAGGTGGCATTTTCTATCATCAGAGCGATATTTGCGCCTTTTGCCCGTATCAACTCACTCTCAAAGCGTGTCCTGTCCTTTGTGAGATTGCCAGCCAACTCCGAAAGCGAACCCTTGCGTTCCACAATCACGGAATTATCGAAGAAAATGTCACGATTTACGCCCAATTCTTCGTTTTTGCAAAGCCGAACACTGTAATCGCCGTAATCTAGCTTTTTAGACTCGTATGGTATCTTCTTCTGGTCGAAGTAACGGCAAATATGCGTGTTCTCGTTCTCCCTCGTGTCAATCAGTATCACCATTGAGCCTAACAATTCTTTTACTTCTTTGTCGGTGAAGCGGTATCGCATAATTATCCTCTCCCTGAATATCTCCAAACCAAATGATAATACCCATCTTTTTTCTGTAGTAAACCACTCTTGACCATCTGTTTTAACGTTTTATTAACAGTAGCAACAGATAGTCCAGATATTTCAGCAATATCACTTTGCGTAAACATATCAGTTCCTTTGCGCGGTTTTCTTTTCTTATGAATCCTACCTGTACCTCTATCCGCATACCCCATCAGAACCAATAATAAGAACGCTTGGTTTTTTCTTTCTGGGAGTGTTCCAAAATCATCAGAAGTCAACGCCTTGGTCATTTCGCATTGATACACCTTAGTAAAAGGTTTTCTGCCTCCTGTTTGGTTTGATTGTTCTCTTTTAGGTTTTGACAACCGAATTACTCCATCGTCAGTTGTCCTTTTCCAATACCTCCTTATTTCCAATCCGCTATTTACATCAATCTCCCGAATATACGCACCTTTACCACTAGGTGGCGTTTCCCTCGATATGATTATTTCACGCTTTATAACATCTTTATCTCCCAATAGAAAGGCTTTCATCTCATTATCCAAATCTTCACTTGACATTTCGATTCCTCCTGTTCTATTTGTTTCGGCGCATTTCACCAGTAAAAAATGATTTTACTCAACTAATGACTCAGAGAGCCTTGATATTCGTGGCTTACAGAGTATGTGAAATTATTCACTGCGTAAACGGCGTATATATCATACCTCGCATTAACTTTTGCCACCTATATGTCCTTTCTTGCTATCCTATGCTTTCTACTCTAAGATAATACCTACTTCTATTGGCACGTTCCCTCCCTTTGGTACTTTTCGTTTTCTCCTTCTTATTGTTTCTTTCGTTGCAGTTGTTAGGTTTTTCGTTATTGATACTTCCTACTGCTATTGACATTCCGCTGTGCTTGTTAGGCTATCGCAGATTTACTAAGAGGGATAAGGTTCGTTTGGCATTTCTAGGTCATACCGTTCCCTAAGTCCTGTTCGCGACTTCTAGATACGCAAAAATTTTTCTAAGAGTGCCATGCCATTTTTCGCTTTGCCTGTATTAGCGCAGGTAGGGAGTGGGTCTATGCTATGCCATTGATATAGGGTTGCTATATACACACCCTCTTTTACTTTTTTAGGGAAAATATATCGGATAGCTAATTAGCCTCCGTGAACTATTTTTATGAAAATATTTTTCGGAGCTAATTAGGGCGGCTTTCGATTTCCTCTCGATTTTCCTTGACGGCAGTGGGTGCAGCCTTTCCCTGCTGTCCATCCCTGCCATTATTGTGGGCGGCTCATGCTTGCCAGCTATTCCCGGCCATACCTGCCTTATACCTATGTATATATATAAACAATAATGTATATTTCCTAACTGTGGTTAATATGCCTTAGTCACAGTTAGGGCTTTGCGCCTTGCATATTTATTACTCTAGCTTTGGCGGTTCCGGCGTTATATCTATCATGCCATCGTTGCCGCGTAGCTCATTTATTTTATGCTGTAATTGTTCATCGCTTAACTGGTTTACAATCGTGATATTTTGCGCCGGTGCTTGCTCTAAATCGCCTGTTAGCCTGAAAACTAGCTCGGCCATTTGTGCGCTTTTGCCTGCTTTGCGCGTCATATTCAGGAGTAGCGTTGCCAGTTCTGAAGGTTCGACTCCCTTTTTAATTGCCAGTGCTTGCAGGTCTTTGTCTGTGCTCTCGCTGTGTAATATGTCAAGCAGTATATCCTTAGCGGCTCGCCTGTTGGCGCGTGCTTTCACGCTATTCTTGCCGCCCTTAACTGCTATTGCATGACGTTCAGCCGGTGGCAAGTCCATGCCTAATTTGCCGCCGTTTTTCGCTTTTGTTTCTGTCTGTTTTGCCATCGCTTTTCAACTCCTTGCCGTTCCCTGTCCTGCCTGCTGTGTGTAGAATTATTTTAGTAAATTTATAGGGCAGTTGAAAATAGGCAAAAAAATAGGGCAGGTTATTTCCTGCCCGTTCTCGGTGTAGTCATATGCTGTTTACCTGTCGTGCTATCATTGCTAACACAAGCCGGCCTTGCAGCGGTATTTTCTTTGGCACGCTTGCAAGTTCCTGTTGATACTCTGCCGCGTATTCGTCCAGCATTGCGCTATCATGTGATGCCATAACTTTGTAAATATCTGCTTGCAGTTCTTGCAGAATTGCCGCCGCGCTTTTTGTTTGTGCCGGTGCTTTTTGTTCCTGCTCTTTGCGCTCCTTGGCCTGTTGAATTAGTGCCAGCAGTTCAGCGTTTTTCTGTTGTTCTTCTGCTAGTTCTCTTTTTATAATGCTGTTCGCGTGCAGTTCGTTGTTATACTTTTGCAAGTAGCTGCCTCCGCTAGTCTTTGCTTGCAGGTTGCGGCAGTCGCTTTGTAGCCCTCTGATTTTGTATTCTAATTTTGCAATGTCCTTTTTGTAGCTTGCTTCTAAAGCCTTGCGCTGGTTCTCAAGTTCGCTTTGCAGTCTGCTTTCTGCTGTCGTTTCGTATTCTGTGAAGTACCAATCTCCCGGCGTTGGCGTTGATTCTCTCGCAGTGCCGATATAACGCCGCCTCATTAACTCACTGTCAAATACAAGGATGTCATCAAATCCGCTTTTAACGTTGCGTGCTCTTAAATAATACAACGTGCCGGGCTTTGGTGCTGTCCTTATCGTCTTGCTATCGTCTCCGGCTGTTGGTGTTGGTGCTGATGGTTGTTTGAACCTGTCAAAAAATCCCATATATACATCACTCCTATATTGTGCTAGTTCGTCGCTGCTGGTCTGGTCTCCTGCTTGCTATAACAATAACATTGTACTACTTCGCGTGTTTCGCTATTTCCTACGGCGTCCGGGATAGCCTGACAATATGCGCAATGTGTGCAAGTACTGCATAGGTCACTAGATTCTATTTTATCGGTGTTGCTATATAGTTCTAAAAAAAT